GGGCCGTCGTCGAGACTGCGGCGGACTCAGCGACCCAGCTCAGGGTGCCGATGCCCGACTGCCTGGGCAACGCGAAGTTGCCATGCATGTCGGTCAGGACCTTGGGGCCGAGCTGGTTGAGGACCATGAGCGCCCGGAGGTACTCGATCCAGGTGGTGTCCCACCGGGTGAGGACCGCGCCGGTGCCGGCCGTGGTGTCGTCGATACGATGCTCGACCTGCTTCGCGTGGATGCCCCGGACCCGATCGCCATTGGCGAGGCGGGTGGGATCCTCGTTGAAGGACATCGGCATTCGCTGCGGCACGAAGAACCCCTGGGGATTCTTGCCGACGCGCTTGGCGATCTCCTGCGAGGTCTCGCCCTCGAGGCCGTCGAGCTTCTCGCGGCCAGCCACCTTGAGGATGGCCCGGCTCACGCTGTACTTGTGCTTGCCGTTCGCCACCTCGTGGGGGAGGGGTTCGGAGATGCGGCGGTAGTCAGCCTCGGTGGCGCGCTCGCCGGCCTCGAACCGCTCGATCGAGCTGATCGACTTCGACAGCTCGGTGGTGCGGCTGAAGATTTCGTCGGAGCGCTTCTGCTCCTCGGCCGTGAATGGGCGCTTCTCTTTGCCGACTTTCTCCGCCAGCTCACGCTGTTCGTCGATGAGCTTGGCGTGCTCTGCTCTAAGTTCGCAGGCTTTCATGGGGACCTTTCGGAAGTGATGGGTCAGGTGGGCCTGGAGTCAGGGCAAGACAGACGCCTGCTCTACTCGCAGTCGGAAGTGAAGATGTGAGACGGGATCGAACTGATGGACGGGATCGGGAGCTGGGGCCGGAGCTGCGGCGCTCCGGGCCTGGTCGAGGCTGCGGAGCGCGGCGGAGGTGTCGGTGTACGCCGGGAACACCACCGGGCCTACGTCGTACAGGTCGCGGACCTTGAGGAGCGTGCGGATCGGGACCGCGCCCGAGTTATCCCAGGAGTCGGCGTCGGCGACGAACGAGAACGACATGCCGTCCATGTCGCCACGGCGGATGTCCTCGGCGGTGTCGCGGCCGACCTGGGTGTCGGGCAGGTCGATCTCGACGCGGAGCCCCAGGAGATCCGTGCTCATCCGGAGCGTGCCCGACTTGGACCGACCGATCAGCTTGTTGGCGTCGTGGTTCACGAGCGCCCGCACGTCCTGGGAGAGGACGGCGTTGAAGGCGTCGGGGGCGATCTGCTCGTAGAAGCCGCCGAGGTCCTGCGAAAACTTGCCGAAGACGGCCGCGTACCCGACGACGGTTCCCGGTCCCTTGCCGCCCTTCGCGGCGCGGAGCTGGAGGCCAGCCATCAGGCAGCGACGCTCTTCGTTCTCGGAGGTCGCCCGGACCGTGGGTGCGGGAGCTGGTACCGGCGAGGGCGCGCGCTTGGGGGCCGCCCTGCCGAACGTGCGGGAGGGGACGAGAGGCATTTCAGAACCGCTTTCGCTGGACGTGGATTAGGGAGATGAAGGCTCGGATGTGGGCTGGGACTCTTTGAGCTTGGGAGGTGCTTTACCGGAGGCGGAGAGGGGCAGGTAATCTTTCTTTTGCCGCTCAGGCGAGGCGTCAGTGTCCGGAGCTGGCGGCGATCGCGGTGACGGAGGTGGGTCGGTGGGATCCTGGCCAGCTTTTTTAAGCGAGGTGTATTGCGACTGGACGAGATAGAGGTCGCCGCCCTTATCGGTGCCGAGGGGGTTCATCCCTTCGCTCACGCGGATGTCATCGGCGCTCATCGCGCCCATGTTCCTCATCACCTGGTAGTAGGAAGTGCGGGCGGCGGTGTTCGCTCGGTTGAGGCGGGCGAAGCTGTGATGCCAGAAGATGCCCTTGTCGCGCTCGGACTGGAAGAGGAGCTTCTCGTCGGACTCGCTCTCCCAGGCCAGGGACCAGCCCAGGAGCGTGGTATCGGTGTAGTCCCGATTGGACTCCTCGACGTTCGCCAGATGGCTCTGCGAGTAGTCGCCGATCTTGTGCGGAGGCAACCGGAAGATCGCCGCCATCTCCACCCGCTGGAAGGACCGGGTCGCGAGGAACTGGGCGTCGTCCAAGGGCATGGTGGTCGCGTTCCAGTCCATGCCCTCCTCGAGGATCATCAGGTGGTGGGCGCTCTTGGCTCCCTGATGCACCTGGTAGATCGATTCGCGGAGGTTCTGGCGGGCGGTGGGCGAGAGCTTGCGAGGGGTCTTCAGGACCCCGCCCGGCTGGGCGTGGTTCCCGAAGAAGGACGCGCCGAACTCGGTCGCCGCCATGCCCAGGCCCACGTCCTGGCGGGCCATGTGGATCACGCTGTAGCCGACCAGGCCGTCGAAGCCCAGGCCTGCGATATGCAGCATGTTCTCCGGCAGGATCCGCTTCTGGGTGTCCGAGAGCAGGTAGTAGAGCCGGCCGGTCCAGTCGTCGCGCCTGGGCTGCACCAGGGCGGGGTTGAGCGGGTACAGACTGATGGGCTGGCCACGGCCATTGCGGACGATCTCGGCGTAGCCGTTACCCCAGAGCAAGACATGGCCCATGAGGGCCTGGCGGAAGCGGAAGGCGTTCTGCTCTTCGTTGGGAGCCTCGTTCAAGAGGCGGTTGGCGCAGACGTCGAGCGCAGGCTGGCGGGACTCGAGGCCGGTGCGGCGGAAGGTCGAGTAAGGCAGCGAGGCGATGTCGGTGGCGATCACGTTCACCGCGGCGAAGACCGAGGTGAAGTTGAGCGCCGTCTGAGGCGTGACCAGCGTCCCGCTGAGGACGGGGCTACTGACCAGGAAGCCGGCGTTGGTGACCGCCTGGCCCTGGCGCGCACGCTGGGCGGTGCCCCTGGGAAATCGTTTCGAGAGGGTCGTGTCGAACCGCTTCATTTATTTCTTGGGGCTGGTGCCGCCCTTGGTCCAGCCGCCCGTAAGAGGCTGGTTCCAGCCCCCGGAGCCGACGCCGGCGACGAGGTTGCCCCCGGAGCTGTAGCCGGCTGGCGGAGTGCTCGAGCTGGGTGCCTTGGGCGTGGTAGGTGCGGGCGTGCCGGTGATCTTGTCTGACATGGTTGGACCCTTACAGGAACAGAAGGCCGCGTTCTTCGTAGACCGAGGTCTCGGTGATTTCAGAGGTGGCTGCGGCGATGGCGTTGACGAGCGCGGCCATGCCGTCGATCTTCTTGGAGGACTTCTTCTTCGATAGCTTCAGGTTGCCGGCCGCGTCCTGCTCGGCCACCGAGTTGGAGGCATGCCAGCGGAGGATCGGGTGACCGCCATGCCGCAACTTGCCGCAGAGGATCAGCCGCAACAGCTCCTTCGTCGGAGCGGAGAGAGACAGGAAGCCTTGCCGCAAGAACTCTACCGGGAGGCCATCCTGCTCTTTGAGTTCAAGCGCCAGCTTCGCTGCGTTATAGGGGTCACAGAAGACCTTGCGGCAGTCGTGCTGCGACGCCTGTATCACGACCTCTCGACGGACGAACGAATAATCAACCACGTTCCCTGGAGTGAGTTCGATGAACTCACCGTCTGCCCAGGTGCGGTAGGGGACCTGGTGACGCTTCTCAAGGTCGGCGATGTTTTCCTCCGGGAGCCAGAACCGGGGCACTACATCGAAGCCGCTCTCGGGATCCCCGCTGATCGTGACCGCGGCGGTGAGGTCGTCGATCGATGAGAGGTCGAGGCCGATCCAGATCGGGTCGCCTTTCACCAGGGTCGCGTGGGCGTTGCAGGCGTCCCACTGGCCGATGGCGATGAACGCCTGGTCGCCGCGGATGACGATGTTGAGTCGCAACCGCAGAAAGTTCGCCCAGTCGGTGGGCGTGTTCTTCGCCTTCTGTAAATCCTTGCGGAAGTCGTCCTCGTTGAGCGTGACACCGAGGGAGGGGTTAGCCTTTCGCCAGGTGTCGGGTGATTCGAGCTCGTCGTCAGGCAGGGCCCGGTAGACCACGCCGAGGTGGCTGACGTCCGGGATGACGCCGGCGTTGACCTTCTCGCTGTACTCCCTTTGCTCGAACCAGGGGCCGCTCTCTTCCTCGCCGGCCGTCGTGATCACGATCCGCAGCGGCTGCTCTCGACTCGCGCCGGCGTACTCGAAGACCTCCCAGAGGTCTCTGCTCTTGAACCGGTGCAGCTCGTCGAAGATGGAGGCGGAAGCGTTGACGCCGTCCTTGCTGGGGGCGTCGGCCGAGTTCTTCTGGATCTTGCCGTAGCCGATGGGGTCGATGATCCGACCCTTGCTGCGCGTCACCTCGAGCCGGCTCTTCAGCTCGGGGGACTTGTCGACCATCCTCGCCGCTTCCTCGAAGACCAGGTCGGCCTGGGCCCGATCAACGGCGTTGAGGTAGACCTCGGGAGCGCCCTCGCCATCGGCCAGGAGCAGGTAGAGGCCGAGTCCGGACACGAGCGTGCTCTTACCGTTCTTCTTCGGGAGCTCGAGATAGGCCCGCCGGAATCGCCGCAGGCCGGAGGGCATCTTCCAGCCAAAGAGGCGCACCACGAAATCGCGCTGCCAGTCCAGAAGCTTGAGAGGTTGGCCGGCCCATCGGCCC